GACTGGTTGTAGGCGGCAGTAACCTTAGGGGAAGAGCTGGTGCCGTCAAGCTCATTAACAGCCCAGAGGCACTCGTCAATCGGGCGGAGGTCGATGTTAATCTTAACCTCGTGGTATTGAAGGGCAATAAGCGGAAGAGCAAGACCCGGGTTGCGGCAGTACCAGAATTGGAGCGGAACGTAAAGAGTGGTCTCCGGAAGAGCAGAACGGGGGGCGCATACCTGCTTCGGGGCGGACGAATCGCACGGACCGTCAACCTCAGCGAAGTCCTTATCAGTTAAGTAGGTAAGCTGGGTGGTGTTACCAACCATCTTGTTGTAGCCAGCCTCTTGCTCCTTGGAAAGAGTGAGCTGGTTCCAGATGTGCATCCAGTCACCGTATTGGCGGTCGATGCGCTGGCCACCAATCTCGACCTCAACCGATTGGATAAGCTGCTCACCCGGGAAATCTAACCAGCGAGCGTAGACATCAGTGGACCCCGAAGTATTTCCAAGTTCCTGGCCAATCTGGGGAAGAGTGACCTGAAGGTAAGTGCGGTAAGCAAGGTCACCATTACGGCTAATGGTGCAGGTTACACGGCGACCGAAATCAGCCTGGCCATTGAAAGTCTGCTCGATAGACTCCATGGCGAAGTTGGTGTGGCGACGGTAGGTCACCTTCCAGAAAGTAATTTGCGGGTTGCCGGTAAGATAAACATCTTGGGCACCGTAAGCGACGAGTTGCATTAATCCACCTCCCATTTTATATATATGCTAAAGAAAATAATTTTTTAAAAATCATTTAATTTATTTTAATTTATTTATATCAAAATTAGATTCTAAAAACTTTTTTAAATAATTATCTAAAAAAATTTCTTTCCTTCCTTCGTGTTTTTTAGAAAAAATATACGAATCGTTTTGCTTACTTATTTTCCAACCAGATTCAACGGCGTTATAAATAAATGCCATTTTTTGTAGTTTAATAGTATCTATTTCAAGCTCATTATTCGTATTAATTAATATATCTTGGGATTCCATAAAACATACATAGAAAAACATAAATTAATATACACGAAAATAATGATTATGATGTTAATATTATTTAAATAATTTAATTAATATTAATATATTACACATGGTGACATTTAAATATAAGAATACAAAGAAATTTCTTATTAATACTGCTAAAACAACTACATTAGATAATAAACATAATGACTTTATAAATGAATTTAATAATAATAATAATAATAAGATTCCTTTGTTAATTAAAAAAAGAGACATATTAAAAAAAAAATTCAACATAGGAGTAAAGGAAGAATCTTTGTCGGTTGAGGAAATATTAGACTTAAAGGAAGAAATCAAACAAATAAATAAAGAAATTAAAAATACCAAACAAAAAGAAAAGGATTATTATTTAACAAATTCTAATATAATTTTTGATTATTTTGAAGATAAGAAAAATTTATCAGAAGGTAATAATAAACTAACTTGTGTAGATAATTTTTTTAATATTAATAAGGACGATAATTCTAAAAAGGAAACAAAAAATAATAATTATGTAAACAAATATTTGATAAATATAGATGACTCTTTTATAAATGTAGATAATTATATACATATATCAAACAAATGTAATCAATGTAATAAAGGCGAATTAATACCAGTTGACCACGAAGGTATATTATTATGTAATAATTGTCATATACATGTTAGATATTTAGTTGACAATGAAAAGTCATCATACAAAGAACCTCCTAAAGAACTTTGTTTTTATGCTTATAAAAGAATTAATCATTTCAGAGAGATATTGGCGCAATTTCAAGCAAAAGAAACAACCCAAATACCCGAAGAGGTCCTTGAAAATATTAAATTACAAATTAAAAAAGAGAGAATAACATTAATACAAATTACAAATAAAAAGGCTAAAGATATATTGAAAAAACTAGGTTACAATAAATATTATGAACATATTCCATTTATTAAAGACAAATTAGGTATAAAACCACCAATAATGACTCCTGAATTAGAGGAAACATTGTGTAATCTTTTTATGGATATTCAAGCACCATATGCTAAATATTGTCCGGACGATAGGGTAAATTTTTTAAATTATTATTATACAATTTATAAATTATGCGAATTGTTAGACCAAATACAATTTTTAAGCTATTTTCCTATGCTAAAAGACCGTGAAAAACGCATTGAACAAGATGATATATGGAAACAAATTTGCAATGAATTAGACTGGGAATTTATACCCACTATATAATATATACTATCAAATATATAATAATTACTACTAAATAAATGTAAATATTATATTACTTAACGAGGGAAACCAACGAGGTTGGCACCAATACCGAATCCGGCACCCGATCTAGCACTTACACCAATAGCCGGTACATATGTGTCAAGAATGCTGAATGTCGCAGCAGCACATAATGCAATTAATGCAACTTCATCGAGGTTAAGTGTGCGTTTTTTGTCAGGAACTAAGAACGCCGCAATAGCAACCATAATACCTTCAACTAAATATTTGATAGCTCTTTTTACCAATTCACCTAAATTAAATCCGTGTAGCAAATCCATATTATAAATAATAATTAGAAAAAAATATATATTATTCTTATTAAACTTAAAAGTATAAAATTATAATAATAATATGGAATCACCGGAAGGAGTAGTTGCTAAATTAAATTTAGACGGTACTGAAAATGCCAAATACGTAGATTTATTGGACGAGGATAAACCTATTGCTGGTCAAAAATTTGCATGTGTGTCATTTTTATCACCTGAAAAAATATTAAAGGACAAAAATTTATTTTTCTTTAATGAATTTTTAAAACAGTGGGAAATGTCAAAATCACTTGAGAAATATACTCAATTTTTAAGCTTCTTAGCTTTTAAATACGATACGATAGAATTTGATGAATTAACAAAAGATATGGAGGATTTTGTTAAAGACCAGAAAGGCAAATTATTTAATACCACATTAGATGACGAATACAAGACATACATTGATAACAATGAATCAGAATTAGATAAAAGTTTTAATGAAAAAAATAGCTTTAAAACAAATGTACGTGGTTTAAAAATTAGAGGTTGTTTTCCTTCACAACAAGAGGCAGAGCTGAGGTGTAAAATGTTAAGAGAAATAGACCCAAATCATGATGTATATGTTGGTCCAGTAGGAATGTGGATTCCCTTCCACCCTGAAGCATATAAAACTGGTCGAGTTGAATATTTAGAAGATGAATTGAATCAATTAATGAATGAAAAACAGAAGAATGAGAAAAATGCTAAAAATGCGTTCGATACGCGAGTTAAAGACAGTAAGAAGCAAGCAATTGAAGATAATAAGGAAAAGGCTTTAGCAAGCGGTAATGTATTAACACAAAATATCAACGAACAAGGAGAATTAATGTCTATTAATAGTAATGGCTTAGAAACAACCACAGAAAATGTAACTATTGCTGACGTTCGTAGTGAATTATTTGAAGGCGACAATATCGTTACTGATAAAAATACCGATCATGGATTAAGCGAATTAACAATTAATAAAAAGGACGACACAACAGATAAAAAGGACGACACACCAGATAAAAAGGACGACAATGATGAGTTAATTATGAAATAGATTAATTGTGAAATAGATTCATTATAAAATTGAAACTTAAATATATTATATATCATATATATTTAAGTTAATATGGTTAAAAAAATATCGAACAAACTTACCTGCGCAGATAAGGATTGTAATAAAAAAATTAAATTAACAGAACAAGTAATGGGGAAATGTCGTTGTAATAATACTTATTGTCTTTTACATCGCATGCCTGAAAGTCATGATTGTAGTTTTAATTTCAGCCTAGATAAAGAATGTTTTATTAAAGAAAATAAATGCGTTGAACCTAAATTAAAATTTACCATTTGTTCTTCCGGACATTAATGCGCGTCATTCCTTTCTTTGGCGTGTTTGGATTATATACATCCTCTTCCTCATCAGAATCTAGATCCTTTGATATTTCCCAAAATTCTTTTGAACCAAGTTTAAATTCACCACGTGGTTCTGCTTTATACCAGAATATTTGGTCGTGTAATTTATTTGATTTGGAATTATTATCTATTACTAAACATTCGAAATTTTCTGTACATTGATCCATTACTTGCGAGAAACTTTCAAAAGTAGGAAACATACCAGCATAATTTTCCCATATTCTTTTTCTATTTGAGATATATGGTTCGCGCAATATAAATACATAATCTATATTTGTTCGCAAATTGGGTGGTATACCCAATGGATATTGCATAGTAATTACAAGCATAATTTTCCAATGGCGACCATTCATAAAAAGAAGACGCATCATTTTGTCTTTTGTCCAGCTGTTATCGAATAAACAATCATCTAAAATAACAAATGCACGTGGGTCGATAGTAGATTTATTGTACGATAGTAATTCTTTTTTAACCTGTTTTAATACTGTTTTCTGACGTTTTAATATATTCTCAATAATTGCAGTATTATATTCGTCGTGAATAAATAATTTTGGTACATGACCTCCATAAAATCCATTACCGGCTTCAGTTCCCGATATAACAGTTCCAATAGGAATGTCTTGGTGATAATATAATAAGTCTCTAACTAAATATGATTTACCTGTATCACGACGACCAATTAAAACCACAACGGGTCCTTTATTTTCATCTGGTCTGAAACTAATTTGTGACATATCAAACTTTTTTAATTCAAGTGTCATTTAAAGGGTAAATAGAAAATATAATTATTAATTTAACCTATATAATAAGTTTAAATATACTGTATTTTAATATTGTATTCAAATAATGGAATTCACATATAAAAAAAACGACAATAATAATTTATTTAGGAATTTAGAAAATAGCGATTTAACTAATGTTTCTAAATTGCAAAATTATATTCCTATTTATGATAAGTTTTTTTCACTAAACGATACCAATTATAATTCTATTAATTTAAACAATAATAGTATTAAATCAATAGACAACAAGATAAATGAAAATAAATATACTGCTACCATTATTGATAATTCAGACAACGATATTGTAAAAGATTTATTTTTTAAATACAGCCCTTTATTAGATCCAGTGAAGTACCTAACTGGAAAATATGATATTTGTGACAATATATTGGAATTACCAACATATGATAAAAAAACAGGTTATGCAAAAATACGTGACCCTAACAATTCAGCTTATGTTGACGGTTTTTTTTCATATTTAAGTAGTCGTTTATTAAATAATTATAATTTTATACATGGAATTAATTATTATGGTTCGTTTTTAGGTATTAAAAATAATTTTATTTACGACATGAATGATGAAATAGAATATTTACATGATTCTGATTTTTTTCATAAAAATCATAATATTTTATTTAAATTAGATGAAAATATTGATTTACATTTACTGAATAGAGATACGAGAAATTATAAGCAAAAAATAAATATATTAGATGATGTAAATGATACCTCATTGAATAATTATCATGAATTAGATGAAATAAATAATCTATTTATGGTTCGTGATATTTCAAATAATAACATTGTAACAAATGATTTTAGCGACGTAGAATTGTGTTACGAAGGAAATATTGAAAGGACTAGTAGTGAAGATTCAGTTAATACTTGTTCATCTACATCGTCATATTCTGATAATGATAACAATAATCCAGAGATTAGTGATTCTGAATCATCAGAAAATAGTTCTTTATTATCAGATGAAGTTATGAATATTAATATTAATGAATTTCCTGTTCAAATAATTGCTTTGGAAAGATGTAACAATACATTAGATAGTATTATTAATGAAAATAATATATCAGATAATGAATTAAGTTGTATTGTGGTCCAAATATTAATGATGCTCATTACTTACCAAAAGGTTTTCAAATTTACACATAACGATTTACATACAAACAATATAATGTATGTAGAGACGGATAAAAAATATTTAATATATAAATATAAAAATAAGAATTACAAAATAGAAACATATGGTAAAATATTTAAACTAATAGATTTCGGTCGTGCTATTTATAGTTTTCGTGAATATTTAATATGTAGTGATAGTTATCATCCAAAAGGAGATGCAGCAACTCAGTATAATTTTGAACCATACTATAATAGTGAAAAGAATATAATAGAGCCTAACTATAGTTTTGATTTATGTAGATTAGGATGTTCGCTTTTTGATAGTTATGTTGACTCTATTGATGATGTTAAAAATATTAAATCTGATATAATAAATATTATAATTAAATGGTGTTACGATGACAAAGGGAGAAATGTATTGTATAAAAATACGGGTGAAGAAAGATATCCAGACTTTAAATTATATAAAATGATTGCAAGAACAGTTCATAATCATAAACCTTGTGTTGTTCTTGAAAATAAACATTTTTCAAAATATATCGTTTCCAATAAAAGTATTAAAAAATATAAAAATAAAATTATTGATATTGATAAATTAGAGTCTGAATATTAGAGCCTGAATATTAGAGCCTGAATATTAGAGTCTGAATATTAGAGTCTGAATATTAGAGCCTGAATATTAGAGCCTGAATATTAGAGCCTGAATAATAAATTTTTAAATAATATTAATTAAATAATATTTAAAAATTAGCCTCACCTACAAATGCACCTGGTTGACTTTTTAAGTTGACATTATTTTCAAACTGGGATAAAACGAAAAAACCACTAATACTACTAATAAATACAATTAAAGCATCGCGAATAATTAATTTAATTGGTTTTATGTCTTTTGTTATTAATTTCATTTCTAAATATTTAAAAACGAGATATATTATAGATATAACAGATGAAAACATAAATATATTTTCCATTTATTTAAATAATTATATTTCATTTGTTAATTGAACGAATTATAAAGGTTCCAAAATTTCTATATCCCCTAGGACTGGCGCCGATTCTAATTTAAGTTGCTTGTTTAAATCATTAATATCGCTGATTTCAAGAGAAATATTGTCACCGATTTGTAATTTATCATCTTCGTCGTCATCTTCTTCTTCCTCTCTTCTTCTCTGTAAATCCTCTAAATGTTTTATATCTTTGGGAGCAGATATTAATGATTCTTTACCATCACTGTCTACGGTTGTATCAGTATTAGAAAATTTAATGTTATCGTTATCTGTATCATCGTTTGTATCATAAATTTCATTGTTCATATTAGTCGTTTCGAGTGGAGCTAGTGGAACTATAGGTGTAGGAGGTTTCGTTTCTGTTACCTGTGTAGCGGGTAATTGTGTTGTAGTTACGGGTTGTATGTTAGACAATTCTGTTATTTTTGTTTCTTGTGCAATGTTTTGTGGTGTATCGGAGTTCGGCAATGGAGTTTTTGGGATTTCTTCCATTTTAACGGTTTCTTCCGATTTAATAACCTTATTTTCTTCGCGATTCTTATTTATATTCGTTTCCTTTTTATCTTCTTCTTTATCTTCTTCGTTATCTTCTATGATTACCTCTTGATTTATTATTTTTTCTTCAATAATAACCTCATCTTCATTCGTTTCTTCGATATATGCCATTAATATTTTATCAATGGGCATAGTATCTCTAATACTGGTTAAAATACATTCTTTAATTATTAATTCTAACTCGCGACTGTTTTTTTGAATTTGAAGTGGTTCAATATCTTTTTCAAATAAATAAATATTTGTATATATTTTACGTGCAGAATTTATGTAAATTTTATGTATGAATATATCTTTTGATGGTATATCAATATTTATTTTTTTTTGTTTCTGTCCCACACGCACACAAGTTAAAGCCTTTAGTTGTATGATATGAACACATGTTATTAATTCTTCTAAATAAGAACAATTGGAACTTTTTTCAATACGTTCACGTTCCGTCTGAATAATATTCTCATTCCATTGAGGGATTCTACTAAGAAATGTTTGGAATGTCATTAAATATTTTTCCTCTTCATCACTTTCAATACATAATTTTAGTGATTCTGTATAAATCGATTTTAATCCTTCTACAATTGCAGGTGTTAAAGTATCTACTAATCGCGAACACCATTCGTTCTTAGATTCGGATAAACTGGTCAATGAATAGTCATCCATTTACATAAATGTTATATTTTCTAAATTATAGTCAGAACGTAAAAAAATAAAATTCAATATGAACATAATTAAAAGTGGTTCATCTTTTATTTCTAGTTTAACTCTATTAAATGCCAATAGATACTGATATTTTTTAACATTATCATGTGAATCATATTTATTATCATAGTAATTTATTATGTCTAATCCACTATATGCCTTTTGATATAATAAAATAGCAGTATCTATAATGTCCGCATAATTCTCGATTTTTACAGTTTTCATATATTTAGTTAACCATTGTTCACGTGTGTTTTCATATGTATTTTTGTATTGTTTATTTTTAATATGTAGATTAACCTTTTTATTATTTATAATTGGTAGAGCCACATATATTTCACAAAATCGAGATAAAATTGGTTTTAATACCTTATATTTATCTTCTACTATGATGAAGAAACGGGTTGAGCGACTGAATAATTCTATACACCTTCTTAATGCAGATTGTGCATCCATAGTTAACTTATCTGCATTTAATAAAATAACTGATTTAAAATTTATATTGTTTTGGAAGTTTATATGTGTTTTTGCAAATAACTTTAATTCTTCTCTGACAAATTTAATCCCTTTTCCATGTGCACAATTAACATGCATGATATTTTCTTTTATACATGTTTTATCGTTATTGTAAATATTATTAATAAATTTTTTAACAATTGTTTTTTTCCCTGAACCAGATGGACCGTGAAATATTAAATTTGGTATTTTTCCATCTTTCAAAAAACTATCGAGTCTTTCATTTATATTTTTATGAATTACGTATGTCATATATTTTTAAACAAAAGTATATATTTAATAAGTATTTAATAAATATTTAATAAATATTTAATAAATATTTAGGCCCAACTACTTAAACTTTGAGTGTATGGGTTATCTTTAAAGGCATTTAATAAATCAGGTTCAATGCGCTGTTGTTCCATTTTCGGGTTGTTGTAAGACTGTGTGTTTAACTTACCATATGTTTCTTTCGATGGTATTGTATTTTTTCCTAATCCTGGTGCCCACATACGATTATTATTTCTATCCGCATCTTTTCTATGAATGCTAATATTTTCATTTTGATTAAATATTTGTGTTCCTCCCTGATTAGCCCTATTTTCATAAGTTTTATTGACATTGTTTCTTTGATTATATGCTGATTCATAACTTGTTTCACCATTGTATGAACTAGGACCTACATTTCCTATGTATTCTTTATTCGTTGTATCTCTTTGAACATTAACTGATTGATGATCAGATACCGTGTAGCCATCTGCACCCTGTCTACCTATATTTAAATATTTACCATCCGTAGCACCTTCGGTCATTTCGCGGTTTGTAGTTCTCGTTCTGTCAGCCGGATTCCAAACAGGGTTTTTGGAAACTGACGCACCAACATTACCAGTAGGTCTTAAACTACCGATTACATTTTCCTTACGAGACGGACGCATTATATCTAATAGTGGAGCAACGACTGCTCCCATTATTCCTTTAACACCACCGACGTTCTCTTGGTGAGTTGTTGTGGAACGATTATTAGGTAATGGTTTGTAACCTTTTACACCGAAATCATTTTTAGAACCATTATTTTGTCCAGAGGCTGATATATTAGTAACATCGTTTGGTCTAAGAATAACGCGATTAGGTTCTTTGTAAACACCCTTAGTGTAACTACCGCCAGCCCCTCCTTGTGAACCTTGTGTTCCGTAATATTCAGTTGATGTATTTAATCTATTAGTATCAGGAACAATTTCAGTACCGCGTGCCGTAGGTGCCTTCTCAATACCTGTTGTTGTGAACCATCTGTCTTTGCCTAATGTATAATATGTGTCTGGGTTATACTGTTCGACTTTACCCTGAGTTCTAACATTACCAGATTCTTTAATATGTGAATTAGCTGGACCTTGATGACCATTCAAATCAAATGTCACCTTCGGGTTATTACCCACGCGTAGTTCATCTACATTTTTTGGTAACCATTTATCGCGCGCTTCCATACCAGAATTAAAACCAACACCACCTTCTCCATTAAAACCTTTACCTAAACCAGGAGCAACTTGTTCGGAAGCAAAAGGTTTGACATTAGATTGACGTAAACTTGGATTCATACGTGATTGAATGAAATCACTTGTATTCGGAGTACCATTTGCAAATTGTATCGAAGAGCTTGGTTTAAAAAGGGGTGCTTGTTCAACCTTTCTGTTGTGTTGAGAACCACCACCCTGCATATTATCTAATGTGCTTTCAGCTTGATTTCCGTCAATTGTAGCACCCTTTACTCTTCCACCAAAATAAGGCGTCATATTATTATGTTTAAATTCATTTGTATTAATGGGTGCTCCTGTTAATGATAATTGTTGTTGAGCACCACTACCTACACTTCCGGGTGGATTAGTATTAACAACACTCTCATAAACACTCGCATCGTTTTGTTTAAAATACTTATCTGTTACTTGATTTGGATTAGAATACTTATTTACATTACTGTTCTCAACAGTAGTTGATACATTTGGAAATTTACTAACATTTAAATTTGTATAATTTGTAGCCTTTTCGAAATGTTGTTTGGTGTTATTGTTAGGAAATATACTAACATCATTATCATTTTCATCATTTTCAAAACCTTCTCTTTCTTCCTTTTTATAATTAGATATGACATATAAAGTTCCTAATGCTATTATTGGTATTGCTACTGCCATTTATATATATACAATATGATATAATATTTATATAAATGTAATTTACAATATTAATTTACTAAATCTATATTTTTTCTTGCTGAACATATGATATCAATGGATTTCCTCCTACACAAATACCTTCTTTTAATACTGTTTTATCTTTTAAAGTGGGATACTTTGCAACATAATTATTTTTTTCTAATATTCGTGTATTCAAATTATTTTGAAAAGGAATACATGTGTTTTCCTGTGGATCATGAGGAAGTATTGACCAATTTACTTGTTCTAAATCTCTCACCTCCCAAGCAGGATGAGTTACACGCGGTTGTTCTGTAATAGGGTCACACACTGGGTACGATATATTTGAACTCCTAACGGCCTTGGTTTTATAGTTATTTCCATTTAAACAGTCTTTATTTGCTGACCGTGTTAAGCCACGTAAATCACTTTCTAAATTAATAGAATTTGTTTTTAAGTTGGCACCCCATTGCTGTAAGCGTAAATATGGATCTTCCATAAAACAAGGTTTATTTCCTGGTCCAGGGGTGTTTAACATATAACGACCACTTCCTGTTATTTCTTGTAATTGTTTTTCAATTCTACAATTATCGTCATAAAATCGTGTGAAAGACATATATATATATTTGATAATATTAATTAAAAGAATATAATGAAATAAAATGAAATATAATACAATGTCTTCTATATGTCTTAATATGATTGTTAAAAATGAATCTCATATAATTAAAAAAACATTGACTAACATAATAAAATATGTTAAATTAGATTACTGGGTTATATGTGATACTGGTTCATCAGATAATACAATTGAAATTATTAAAACTTTTTTTGATGATTTGAATATACCAGGTGAAATTTATAATCATGAATGGAAGGATTTTTCATATAATAGAAATAAAGCGTTAGAATTAGCTTTCAATAAAACAGATTATGTTTTCTTATTTGATGCTGATGATGAAATACATGGAAACTTTAAAATTCCAGATTTAAAAAAAGATGGTTATAATGTAAAATTTGGAGGAGGGTATAATTATAATCGTGTATGTATCATTAATAATAGGAAAAGGTGGAAATATTTTGGCGTATTACATGAAATTATTATTTCACAAGAAAATAGTTATATCGATGAATTAATAAAAGGAGAGTATTATTTTATATCTGGTCGAAAAGGTAGTAGAAACCATAATCCAGATAAGTATACCAATGATTCTATCATATTAGAAAAAGCGTATTATGATGAAAGTGAAGAATGGTTGAAGAATCGTTATGCGTTTTATTGTGCCCAAAGTTATAAAGATTCTAAACTGTATGAAAAGGCAATATATTGGTATAAAAAAACCATTGAATTAAATTGTTGGCTTCAAGAAAAATTTTATTCATGTATTATGATTGCCAACATTGAAGAAATACAAAATAATATTTCAGAATGTATAGCATATAATTTAAAATCGTTATCATACGATTCAAATAGATGGGAAGGTATATATTGGATAGTAAATTATTATTATAACAATAAAGAATATTCTACGGCTAATTTATTTGTTAATGGATTAGATATATCTAATCCAATTGATACACAACATGATAACAGATTGTTTATTGATGAATCTGTTCACACATATAAATTATATATGTTAATGGTTATAATTTCATATAAATTTAACAACTATCATAAAGGACGCAGTGCCTTATTTTTATTATATAACAATTTTGATAATTTAGATATATCTGTCATAAATAATATAATTTATAATGGTCAGTTTTTTATTCCAGAAGATGACAATATTCAATGTTACTTAAATTATACGTTATCTTTTCTTCAAAAATGTATAGACAAATTTCCGGTAGAAACAAATAATGATACAACTAAAATTATTTTGAATAAATATATCAACCATTATAATACATACATTAAAAATACCCCGCTTATTAAATATAAAGTTTCGCCGGATGTAAATAGGAATGATACTATATTAACAATAACATCTTGTAAAAGACCCGAACTATTTAAAAGAACAATTAATTCAATTACATATACATGGAAGGATTTGTCACTTATTCATAAAGTTATTTGTGTAGACGATGGAACTGAAATAAAGGAACTAGAAAAGTTAAAAAATATGTATTCCTGGATTGAGTTTATTGAAAAAACACCCGATAATAAGGGACATCGTAGTAGTATGAATATGATACGTAATATAGTGTTAGGGTCCTCTGCAAAATATTGGATTCATTTGGAAGATGATTGGCAATTTATAAAAGAAAACAACTATGTAACAAAAAGTATAGATTACCTAGATAAATATCAGGATATAGGTGTAAAACAAATTCTTTATAATAAAGGTTATGGGGAAATAATAGAAGATATGTTTTGGAAATGTGGAAGAAAATTGGAAGAAGGATTGCTTTTACATATACAAAACGAAACTCATTCTCCTTGTGGTTATTGGCCACATTATAGTTTTAGACCAGGAATAACCAACGTTGATGTTTTGAGAGAATTGGGAAATTTTGATACAGATAATATTTTTTTTGAGTTAGATTATGCAAATAAATACAATTCTTCCAATTTTAAAACAGCATATTTTGATGAAATTAACTGTATCCATATTGGTAAATTAGCAGGACACCGTGGAAATATTAATGAAAGTAATTCATATGATTTAAACAACGTAATACAAGGCTTATATACAGATGTAAAATACAAAAACACCACCATACAAAAGTATAATAATTCTCTTCCTATCAAAGTTATTAATTTAAAAAGACGAAAGGATAGAAAATCTAATATGAAAAAAATATTAAAAGATATTCATTTTGATTTTAAAGAGGCTGTTGACGGTAATGATTTAAAAACAGATGACCCTAGACTCCACACGTTTGAAGGAAACGATTTTAATAATAACACCGGAACTATCGGTTGTGCTATATCACATATCGAATTGTGGCAAGACTTATTAAAAGATGTTAATAGCGATTATTACATAATTATGGAGGATGATATAAAATTTAGACCAAACTGGTATAATAGATTAATCGATATCGAACAAGAATTAATACATAATGAAACTGTCTTATTAGGATATAGTATGTTTTCCAATAACAGAGAAACATATAAAAATGTTTATGATAATGATAATGATCTAAAATTATATGATTTGAATCTTGATAATTTTATAGGGGGGTTTTTTTGTTATAGTATAAATAAGAGGGGGGTTGAAAGAATATTACATCATCTCAGTAATGTTGGTATTAAACACGGTATTGATTATCTCGTAATGAAAAAAATACCACTATTACAGAAGAAAGAATGTAGACCACATATTGCATTTACAGATTGGAAAGAAGGTAATAAAGATATAGATACAGATATACAAAATTTTGATAAAAGTATTACTATTAATCTAGGGGAATACAATAAAAACGACAACGTGAATACATATATACGCATTAAATTATTGACAAATTATTGTAGTTCAAAGGAAGCTTGCGAACAATTTGGTATAATGGGTAAAAAACATTGTATATGGAATAATATTAAATTGGTTAATGATGATGACTATGACTATTTGGTTATAATTAATAAACCTATATGTGATATATCAAATATTTGTATTTGTCATTCAATACAAGATATGAATATAAAATTTAACAAAGAAAAAACAATTGTTTTTCAGATGGAACCGTGGTGTGAAAATAAAAAATGGGGTGTAAATAATTGGGGTGTGTGGGCAAAACCAAACGAAGACGAGTATATGGCTGTAATTGGGCGTAATACAAACACATATAATAATGTATTTTGGCAACTAGAACAGACGTATGACGAATTACACGAATCACCATTAAAGACAAAGATAATATCATCGATATGTAGTAGTAAGTATTTTGACCCAGGCCACATAAAACGAATAGATTTCTTAAAATATCTAGAATCAAAAACTGACGACTTATGTTTCAGTGTCGATATATATAATCAAAATAATTCTCATAATTTTAAAAATTATAAAGGACGTGTCTCTCCTTTTATTGATAAATCAAAAGGTATAATGCAATATAAGTATTATTTTATGTGTGAAAACAATTTTGAACCAGGATTTATAACAGAAAAACTATGGGAACCAATTCTTTGTGAAACATTGGTCTTTTATTGTGGAGCTCCCGATGTATGTAAATATGTTGACCCGTTAGCATTTGTTCAAATTGATTTAAATAATTTCGAAGAGTCGTTAGATATTATATCTACGGCTATAAAAGAAGATTGGCATACAAAACGGTTACCTAATATTAGACAAATGAAACATAAATTATTGAACGAAATGCAATTTTTCCCTCGTATTGAAAAAATAATCAATAATTACATTGATAAAAAAAAATATGTAATACAAGATATGGAAACTTGTATAACTTATGAAAAAATAATAGAACAATCTCTCAATACATTTATTTATTACTCTGAATACGATATTATTGGGAACGATATGATATATGATTATACTAATATACTCGCGAAAAACGCCTGCATTAAATACAAGAATTGTGTTGCATATAATAGCATTGGGTTTTATAAAGAATCTCTGGGAATAGAACTGCAACGCCCATCTATATTTAATAGCCAACAAGGTATATACGTTAAAAATACTATATTATACGATGAAAATAGTATTTTAAACAACAATGAGGAAAATAATAAAGAAAATAATAAAGAAAATAATAAAGAAAATAATAAAATAGTTATGATAACCCCGTGTTATCGACTGGAAAATTTACAAAAAATATACGAATCTATCGATTTTAATATAGTCGTGAAATGGATAATAGTATATGATGGTAAACATATAACGAATAATCCACAATTATTTATGAATAATAATAACATTGAAGAATATTTATATAGATCAAGTGAAAGTAGTTGGGGAAATGCACAACGCAATTATGCTCTTACTATATTAGCTGAAAAAAAAGCACTACATAATTGTTTTATTTATTATTTGGACGACGATAACATTGTTCATCCAAATTTATATAATGTATTTAAATTTGTGAGAAAAAATAACATATATACATTTGACCAAAAAAGATTATCTAATATAGATGGTTCTTATGGAACTACATTAAAAGGAAACATTATTTCTTGGAAAAAAATAGATACAGCACAGATTTTGTTATATTATCCTTTAATTAGAAATATTAAATGGGATGAATCTATATATCAAGCGGACTATTATTATATAAAAGAATGTTGTGTTAAGAATTATAAAGTTCATAAGTATATACCATTAGAATTGTCTTATTGGAATTATTTGAGAGATAACTGATCTTTTATTTTAATATAATTGCATAGTCGCAGCATTTACACAATAAGTTAAAATAGTTTATTATTTCCTTTTCATTACCATCTTCTAAACTCCAACATCGAATCTCATCATAATTTAATTCTTCTACTATATTTATTAAATTTTGCAAATCATTATTGGCATCAAATAAAAATACTTCACATAATAGGTCATCTATATATTGTTTTACATCCGCATTTTTAATTCGACCGGTACCAATAATTAATACTTGCTTATCATAGTCTGGGCTGAAACGATGGTTAATAAAACGATGTTCGTATTTATTTCGCTTCCATATTTGACTACACTCATTCATATATTTTGTATTTTCTTTGGCACCTTTATAAGCCATTAATGTATTAACGTCATACATTTCATAATATTGGGGCATTATATGAAACGGTCCAATACGATTTATTTCAGCACTTCTAATTAATGAAAAATTATTTTCATTATCATTCATATACTGAATATATCCTAGCTTACATATTTTGGCAACATTTGTATTAGTACATGTTCTTAACAATAATTCGTAATCATCACATATTGGTAACATTTCTGAATAATTTCCTATGTCTAAGAGAAATTGGCGGTCCCATATTCGCGGATGATTTGGACAACATACTAAATGGGATAATGTAATATTATTTATATTCGGTGTTAAGTATACGTTATGCCATCTACCATTGTATTTCATCGAATAATATCCAGCATATCCTTTACTAATAAAATTGCCATATTTTAAAGGGGTTCCGTCCTCTTTCATATTAATGAAATCCATATAAATAAATCCAACATCATTATGTGATACAAAACATTCGTAAGCATCTTGTAAGCAATTTGGTGTGATTTCGTCGTCGTGGTCCAATTCCAAACAATACTTACCTCTACATAGTGATACTACTTCGTTTTTAACATTACCAATTACACCACTATTATCGGAGCGTTTATATAAACGAATTCTATGATCTGTTAATACTTCTCGTAAGTAATAAAAATGACTTTCATTTTCTCTCGGTGTGTCGTCCATAATAACCCACTCCCAATCGTTTAATGTTTGATTTAAAAGACTTTTGTAGGCTCTGTTAATTTTGTCAAATGATTTATAACACGTTGTGAATACAGAAAAAATGGGTCTGGTTTGAATGCGATTTTCTATTACATTGTCGATATAACATTTATTTGTTATTGCATTTATGTAACTAATATCAGGTATACTAACTTCGTGTAACCATCTTTTTCGAAGTCGTTGTGGGATATGTGATAAAATAATATTATATTCGGATTTATCAATACCATACGTTAAAAGTATATGATATTTATTACCATATAACAATTTATAATCATTTTCATCATTTGAAATAGTAATTGAAAAATCTAATTTTTCTGGATTGGAAAACAACGCGTCAATATTACTATAACTATCGTGTCTTATAAATATTATAATGGGATACTTCATAATATTTATAACATAACTAATTTTTAAATTATTTAGATTAATTATCACATATAAAAAATAATTCTAAACAAGGTTCGTACTTATATAGTAAGTAATAACCATAAACTCCCACAAATTGTATTAAAAAAACATGTTTTAAATTATAAACAATACCATGTATGTATACCGGTCGATATATAATATTATTATATACATAACATATTCCCGAAAAGAGTGCGGGAATTATTGTTTTCCTTTCTATAAACATAGCACATACACATAATGAAACATTAACTGATAAAACTATATATTTAATTACTTTGTTATGTGGATTTGCATGAAATATATATCCTAATAATGACACAAAAAGCATTATCTTCGATTTCCACAAATAACCAAATACAGTTATGGGAATAACTCCTGCAAGACAAATATAATTATATTTCATTTATAAATAAATATAATTATGGTTATATATTTATTTATAAATATGTTATTATGAACGCAATGGTCTTTGGTTATTTTCAATTACTAAATTATCTGGCATAATCATTGGTAGGCGTGTGAAGAATTCCTTTTCGGGTAGTTTTTTGAGATGAGCAATAGTATTTGGTTTGGATTCTACTAAGTTAGTAGAATTAATACCAAATAACGCAGACTCAATGTCAATAGAATTAGTAGATAAAGCATCGCGTGATATGAAGCTCGGTGTATAACCAAGAGTAGGCATTGCGGTTTTGTAGGGAGTTCCGTGCTGTGAATGTTGATACAAATCATACCTTTTTGATAGCGTATTTACTTTTTGTTCTAATTCATAATTTCCAGGTGTATTTTTACTGCGTGTTGAAGCCATACGTATATATATTAAAGATTATTAAAGATTATTATAGATTATTAAAGATTTTTAATAAGATTATTTTTGTTAATTGTCTTAATTTCATTTGAATTAACTAAATCACATAAACATAGGTGAACTAAATCTAATAAGTCATATTGAAATAAACCCTTAAATATAGTAATATCATCATCTCCTATAAATTGTTTAATACTCGTTAGTTTATCAGAATTTTTGGCAATATTAATAATGGTATTAATATCTGGATTGGTTTTTACTTTATTATACATATCATTGCTAATTTCATTAATAATGTTATCGTCCCATATATCTAATTCAAATATTTGTAAAAATTGTATGCGATACATATCTTCTTGGTCGTCATTATCATGTTGTTTGTAATTACAAATTATATTAGTTTGATACATAATTAATTTAAAAAATTAATATTTAAATTAATTACAAAATCTTTAATTTATATTTATTTATTTCCTTAGGCATATTCCTTGTCACGAGCAAGTTCGCGGGAAGGAACTCCACCACGAATCCAACCCTTATCGGCAGCCCCTTCTACTAAATTTGCAGGGTTATTAATAGTTGATTGAAGTGATGGAATCATCGGTGTATTGTGGTATTTCATGTAAGATAACTCAGATGATTGTGTAATACTTTTACGATTGTTAGCTAATTCGCCTTGCTGCATCTGGGATTCTAAAACAGGGTTGCTGTTTCCTCTTCCTAGATAAGGAACGGTGGAAAACGGACGTTGAATTAAACTAATTCTGCATCTGGGTTTAGATAACGAAGGCATTAATAATTCTGAGTTTTTGTCAATATTGCAACCACCAATTCCTACCTGTTGACTACCCTTATAATTAACATCTAAGTTGCTTGTGGCAAACTCAATCGCATTGTTCATAGGACAAGCACTACGATAATTATTCAACATATATGTTGACGCGGATGAATTTTGTATTGTTTGTTGACTGTGGTCACACATATCATTACCTATTCTTGTTCCTTGATTTAATGTATAATCATATACGGAAGCCATTATATAATAATATATATATTTTTTTAATAATATATATTAATTTCTAGAACAAGCAATCTCGTTGCCCTCTTTACAAGAAGCCATTCCTCCATAACAAAACTCGGCAAACTTCTTTTGATCGTTGGGTACTTGTGTGTTTGGTGTTGCATACCATGTTCTCATCGACTGATCAAATGAAAAATTATCTCCTAAATCTTTAAACAATCTATCTTCTATTGTTGGGTCATTAAAGTTGTCGGAAACCATTTTTTTTGTTGCATTATTAATATTTTCTGTAACAACTGGATTATAACTAGGAGCAGCAGGTTTTTTTTCTGGATTATCGTGAATATCCGTTAACATTACATTCATTAAAGGATTATTTTTAACAGGCTCACTAAAATTATCTTTTACTAATTCATATATATTACCATCTGTAAATGCTTCGGTTGTAACAACTTTCTTAATAGGCTTGGATTGTATCTTATTTACTAAAACTATTACAACTAAGGTTATAAAACCTGTTATTAACATTTTCAATTCTCGCGTGTATAAAAATCCTACAATTGTTAGTAATATTATTAAACGACTAATAGCATTTAATTTATCATTTTTATCCATGTTTCTATTTGGCCATAATTCTAATATATGTTGTTTGTTTAATAATATTGTTGGATCACTTAACCAAAATTGATTAGTCATATATATATTTATACTTTTTTATTTGTTTTGTTTTCGTTTTTTCTTCTTCTTCTTTTTCTTTGTATCAATTTCTGGATTTGGATTACGAGGTGTTTTTTCATATTTTTCACCTGTACTAAAAATAACATTTTCCAAATCTTCAAATTTTACACCTTCCGATATTAATAATTCCATTGCCGCTTTATTTGCGTTATCAAACATTTCATCCGAAACAGTATTTGTATCTCTAGATTCTGATTTTTGTTCGGCTTTTTTTTTCATTCGTTCCTTTTGTTTTGCTAATTTTATATTTCTTTGCATTTGTGCTTGCATTGCGTTTAAATTCATTTTGTCAGAACCCATGCCTCCCATACCTCCTTGCTTGAACATATTTTGGATATTTTCCATACCAGGCATATTTTTCATATTTTGCATCATTTCGGCTGCTTCGCTTAACAACTCACTTTCTTTAATATCGCCAGATTTAATTTTATCGTCTAATTTACCTCCAACTTTTGTTACTAAATCCATCAATTTGGTGGGGTTTTTAAATAGGCTTTGAAATACATCATTTACAGAAGTTTCGTCATTCATATCCATATTAATATCCGCTGCTGTCTCTTCGGCAATTTCACGTGCTAGATTACCCAATTTTCCATCCAACATTTTATTTAAATGTTCGTGTAATTTTTCAGGGTCTGGTAAATCCTCTGTATTGTTGAACGACATATCGGAAAATACATTTCCACTTGTATCAAAACTTGATTCCATATTAGAAATTGTTTCTTCTAATTTACTCTTAAATTCATCCGTATCAATTGCTTCAAATAGCTTGGCTGTATCTCCAAACGAACTAGAATTTGGAATCTCGGTTACTAATGAAAATAACAATAACTGTAAGTATTTCCATATAGTTTTTCTAGTAGTTTCGCTAATATTTTCTTTCCATAATAGTTTGAAATCTATATCTGGTAATAAATATAATGTTTCATCTCCATCAAATATCTTTTCATTTTGATATAATATATCGAAAAATTTTTCTGGGTATATACCGATACAGTGCTCTTTAATATTATCGATAGCATCATTTACGTTTTCATTTTTAAGGATTGATTGTAAATTAGTATTTAATTTTGTTTTCAATTCTGGAAATGTTACTAACAAATCGTTTGTAAAATCAAAAATAATTTTTCGAATATTTTCAACATCGTCAATTGACTTTTTTTCATCATTGGTCTCCTCGCTGTTAGGTGATTCCTCGGTGTTAACTGCTTCCTCGCTGTTACACGAATCATGCTCGTTTGATGATTCCTCGTCACTCTGTATCCCCTTTTCTAATTTCTCGTAAACATCATCATTATTTTCCATAGTATAGTTTGATTTATATTATATATTTAAATCAAACTATTTCAAAATTATTTATTGTGATAAACATCACATAATTTCGATAAATTTTGAATGTATTTTATTACTTTATCTTGATCTTCTTTTTCCATCTCTCTAACTGGGTCACGTAATATGTTTATTTTATTTAAGATATATTCTGATTCTTTTATATTTCCAATGTCTTTTTTGTAATCCTTGTCTATAAAAAAATCTATATTTCCACCTTCTATTTGATTGCGATATATATTAAGAATTTGTTCTTTGTAAACCTTAATTACCATTTTAGGATTTGCTTTCCTTAATTCTGCAAATGAGTTTTTTACAGTTGATATATCTGTATCATCGGGAAAAACACGCTCAATATCTTCCACCATTTCCATGAAATGGTCGTTAAACCCCTTTAATACTTGTGAACTCATATAATTAATAAATTATATATTATTTAAATTATTTAAATTAATATATTTTATTATTATTTTTGTATTTCTTTATCTCTTTTACTTTGTAAATTTTCAACCGATATTTCACCCACTTTATTTGGAGTGTATGTATCGGGTGGTGTTTCAATATCACTATGCGAATTTAATCCAGCATAATGATGCTGTTGTCTCATTCCACCATTTCCTTGTGCGGATAATTCATCTGGTTCTTGGTCGAGAAAGCTAAAATTATCAGAAGCAACACCAAATCCACCTGTTGCACTATCCATAAAAGAAAATGCATTCGGTTCACCATTGTTCATTGTAGATACGTTATTAATGTTAATTTCTTGTGGTTTTATAAAATCGTTTATTTCCTCACCAAATAATACACGATTTCCTCTATTTAACAACATCAATGCTGGTACTTTGGTTACATTTGGGGGTAATAAAATTTCCTCTCCATCTGCAAGTATTACATTTGTTGAACCATTTGGTTTTCTAACTCTCTTATCTATACAAATAAAATGTATATCATCCTTAATTGTTGTCTGTGATAGTTTTTGTAACAAAGGTTTACAATTATTGCAATAATTACTATAATAAAGAATCGAACTCATTATATAATATAATTTATTTTACGTAATTTATTTTAAACTAATTTAAAAATTGATTTAATTATTTATATATATAATATATTAACCATGGAGCCAAGAATTAGTGATTTGTCACAAGATACGAATTATATGGAATTTAAACTTAGTGGTGTAAATGTTAGTATAGCAAATGCTTTAAGAAGAATAATTTTATCAGAAATTCCAACTGTCGTTTTCCGAACAAGTCCTCATGAAAGCAATCTAGTTGATTTTGCTATTAATACGTCTCGTATGAATAACGAATTAATTAAACAGCGTATTAGTTGCATTCCAATTCACATTATTGATCCTGATTTTCCAATAAAAGATTATATATTGGAATTAGATGTGTTGAATGACACAGATTCTATAATTTATGCTACAACCAACGATTTTACTATTACGAATATTAATAATAGCAAATCATTAACAAAATCAGATGCAAATAAAATATTTCCACCTGACCCGATAACAAATGATTACATTGAGATAGTTCGTTTACGTCCTAAAATATCTGATGTTGTAAATGGTGAACATATTAAATTATCAGCAGAACTAGATATAGGAATTGCTAAAGAAGATAGTGCCTTTAATGTTGTTTCCACTTGTAGTTATGGTGCTTCACTTGATAGTTTAAAAATTAACCAGGCGTGGAGCAATATTATGAAAGAATTAAAAGCAAATGGTAAGAGTAAAGATGATATTGAAAGTTATAAAAAAGATTGGTTGCTACTAGATGCTAAAAGATTGATAGAAAAAGATTCATTTAATTTTAAAATCGAGTCAGTTGGTCCATTTTCAGAAATGAGTATAGTGTATAAAGGAGCTTATGTAATGATTAATAAACTAAAAAAATTTAGTGACAATTTACAAACAGATGAAAATATGATTACAGAGTCTAATAGTACCATTCAACATAGTTTTGATATAACATTAATCGATGAAGATTATACATTAGGTAAAGTACTAGAATATATTTTGTATGAAAAATATTATATTAGTGATAAATCGCAAATAAATGAAGATGAAAATAGTAATGTTCTAACCTATTGTGGTTTTACTAAACCACATCCTCATATTAACAAGTCTTTGTTAAGGATAGCATTTGTATCTAATAAAGAAAAACAAGATATAATTACACTACTAGTAAACGTATCAAATACGGCAACAACTATTTTTAATAAAATTGCCAATGAATTTAAAACAGAATAAATAAAATTATTAAGCATTAAATAATAAAATTTACTAAAAATTATTATTTATACGTTAGTTATTGATATACTTATTTACGAGCATACTTAGTCTTTCTCCTTTTTTTTGATTTTTTAACACCGGCTTTACGAGTTTTTGATTTCTTCGATTTCTTACCACCAAACAGACCATAATTTCCGTAACCACCCTGAGGTGAAAACATACTACCATAACCAGAGCCCTGGTAAGGCATCATAGCATTTCCTAGCCCACTTAAACCTTGTTGGTGATATAATAATGATGATAGTTCTTGTGCTAATTCGGGTAATACGTGGAATTTGGGTTGAGCACCAAGCATAGAACCTAATCCGTTCATCGCACCGTGATTATAATCACCAAACGAACCGGTCATTGCGTTATTACGATACGGGTCTTGATTTGCTAATTGTCCAAGACCAAGGAAACTGGAACCCATGCCCTGGCCGGGAGCACCCATACCCTGGCCGGGAACACCCATGCCCTGGCCGGGAGCACCCATACCCATACCGAGAGCACCTCCTCTTTTAATATTGCCTCCTCTTTGTTTAACCATTATATAATACTTCAATATTTTTTTAATTAACGCACTCCTTCTAAATATAATTTTATTCTAAATATAATTTTATTCTAAATATAATTTAAATAATGTTCACAATAACAACTGTTAAAAATACTATTTGGTTTTCATTACTTATTCAATTAATAACTGGTATAATACCTTTACATACGTTATTTATTAACATAAATGAAAAGCACAATATACTAAAAGATATTTTAATATTAGAAACCGTGGTCCAATTTATTGAAATGTTATTTTACATCTGGATAGCATTTGCTGTATTAAATATTAAAAAAATGGCGTCACGAAGATACATTGATTGGGTTATTACCACGCCTGCTATGTTATTGTCGACAATTATGTTTATGAATTATCAGGAAAAAAAGGAAAAAAATAAATTAGATGAAGAACCTGTGAAAACAAAAGAGTTCTTAGCCGACAATAAAGATAATATCGTAAAAATATTCTTATATAATCTAGTTATGCTTACGTTTGGATATATAGGAGAACAAAATATACTTTCTAAGTTTATATCAATTCCTATTGGATTCGTATTTTTCTTTAAAACGTTCGAATTAATATATAATAATTACGCAATCCATTCTAATTTAGGAGTTAAATTATTTTATTTTATGTTTATTGTTTGGAGTTTATACGGAGTTGCAGCTACATTTAAACCAAATGAAAAAAATGTTAGTTATAATGTATTAGATATTATTTCTAAAAATTTTTATGGATTATTTATTTATTTTCAAATATTACAAATAGGCAATTAATTTATTGATTTCTTTTATTGTAGTTAATTGCATACATTAGTTTAGCAGGTGGTAGCATATTTATATAATCAATTACATATTTCATAGATATAGATTGGTTATTTGGTTTAAGAGTATTTATATATTTTCCATGTAGCTCATACATATTCAATTTGTACTCATATGGATAATATTGGAGCAATTGTTGTTTATGGATAAAGCAATTTACATAATAATTATATAGCAATGTTGTGTAATTTATAATTTCGGTTTCATATGATCGGAAGTTATTATTATCCTCTGGAAAATATTTCAAGTATTCGTCTGTTTGTTTGTTTACGCGTAGTTCCAAGTATCTATATTGAAGTTTTGGTTGATTTCCTCTTAGTTTTCTAACATACTCATATTTTTCATTGCGAATTTTTGTTCTTGTCCCGTTGAAAGGGTTATGAATCACAATGCCAACATTTGTATAATTTTCGTATGTATTAACAATGTTTACAAGTTCATCAAATAATTCAAAAGTATATTGTTTAGGATAATAGATTTTTGCTTTATTAAGACCTTCTTTAATTCCATTTATATCAATTACATCAATAGTCCAAGCGTCATGGCCCGCAACTGTTTCATTGTAAATTTTATAACAAGCAACCAAATACAATTTCATATCTGTAAATGGAATAACTATACGATTGTTAGGATGCTGCATGACAAACGAATAGCTAAGATTTTTATCCAACATATCAAATTCTAGATTCGAAGAATTACATGTTTCAAGAAACATTTGTCTAAATGTCATATTATTCCTATTGAAATAATTTACTTTACCACCAACGCTAGACCTTGTGGCTAGCTCCCATTCATTATTATCATTATCATAAAACATATTAATCATAGTCCCTTCAACATATTCTTCGGCAACACATTGACTAGAATTAAACATAGTTGTAAATAGGTCATATGGATACGATTTAGGAGGAGAATATGTTAGAATTTTTTTTCCTTTACACACGAGGGAACGGTATAGTCCATAAGTATTGATATTATCATTAGTTATTTTTGATTTATCATATCTAATGATATCATAGTTTTCATCGTTATACTTATACGACTTAGTATTAAGCGCATCTTCATTACAGGGAATATAGGTGTAGGTGCTTACGTAGGACATTGTTATGTATATTTAATATTTTTAATATTAATATCAATTTTTTTTTAATAATCATATAAATATCTAGTATAATTATAAGATAATGAGTGATACATCATCTAATAAAGTAAATATTAAATTAGGAGATATGATAGAAATAATTGCTCCCAATGATATTACTATTCACAATATCATTTTTCTTGCTGATTATGTAGGATATACACAAATTACATTAATTAACCTAAGCGATGATAGTGAAGAAGATAAAATTTTATATATAGATAATGGCAATTTTAGAAATGAAAGTATTGAAACTATTAATATTTTGGATAGGTCTGAAATAAGAGGATATGCTAGACAAAACGATTTAATTACAGATACGTGGATAGATGTTCATTTTGATATGGAAATGCCTCTAATTGTAACTGGCAAAATTACTAATTTGGAGGAAGACCGAATAGAAATTACAACATCTGATAAGCAAGTTATATATATTGATTTTTTATATCAAGGAATTCCATTAGATTTACAGATTAAAGAAATAAATATTAGAGATCCACCCACACTTTCTCCGGATACAACAATTTCAGATGTTGACGAAGAATCAAAGAGTAAATCAACAGAGGATGTAGATGCGGTAGATATTGATATAGCAGAAGACGATAATGTGGCTATGGATGAATTCAAAACGAATATCAAAAATTTAATTATGCAAGCTGACCAAATAAAATTCGGCAGCGAGTTAGATGAAATAACAGAATCTGTATATTTGCCAGAATCACAACAACGTTTTGGTATAGAAAAGCAAGTAAATGACTTATTAGATGAGTTGTTATCAACTATTCCAAATAATCAACGGACATATACTGTTCTAAATGAGATTCATAAAATGATTAGTAGGTTCAAAGAATTACGCACAGAATTCTCTATATTTGATGAGTATAATAATGCAGTTGAATCACGAAAAGTTGGTTCAGAACATAAACCGTTAGTCGATACATTAGACAATTTAAATCAAAAACTATATTGGATTCTATTGGTTTCTAAAAATAAAAAGAAAATTTATAATTTAGAAAATGTAAGCGATGAAGATTTTAATGATATTATTCCTCTGAATACACAAGAAATAGTTAATCAGGAAATAGACGTCTACAATAAATATTTAGAAAATGATACACCAGATAGTCAAAATAAATATATTTATTTACAACGCGAATTGAACAATTATAGTAAACCTTTTCTTCCACCATCTAATACAAATGATGTATTGGCTGTTAAAGAACCAAATACTAATTTACTAACCGTAGTGAATAACTTAGAAGAATTTAAATCATCTGCACTAGACAAACAAATGTTAAGTCAAAAAAAGTTTTTATTACAAGTTCATATTACAGGAGAAAGTATATTAGAAACACATAAGCAAAATACTATAATTACTACAAAAAAGAAACAAATAATACCAAATGAGGAAATTTATATTAAATCAATATTAACACTCCCCGAACCAACAGTTCGTTTTTCAAGAATTAATTTACCAACCACAGATATTGCAACTAGATCGAATTTAAATAATAATTTTATAAATTATTGGTTACTTATTAAAAAAACATCTATTGTTTCATCTGTATTTGTAAATGATGTCTCAAAACCAATTGATATAGATGAAAATACTTATTTGTCTGAAAATACCGAATATGTTCCTGATTTATCGATTGAAGAAAATAGAGATTATAGAAAATTCTTAGAAACAATTATTCCAAAGACAAGAGTTTTATTCAATCTTACAAAAAAATATATAACTAATAACTTGTCGATATATGAAATTCTTAAATATATGGAACCCTTTATGATTTACCAAAAAGATATTACATTTAAACAATATCAAGATTTTATTGGATTTATTAAAAGTGAAATAAACATCGTAAAAAGCAATTTCGTAAATAATAATAAATTACTCAATAATCTAAAAGTAAAATCATCAAACTATAAATCCGAATTATTAAATATATTATCTAGAAACGATAGTAATATTTATGATGAAGTAATACAGGAATATAATATTCCGAATATTAATAATTTAAGCGACGGAGAGATATATAATAAATTTATTAATATTGATAATGGTAAGCTATACAATATTGCTCTTTGTTTCAGCGTAGTTAGTTTGATGATACCAGATGGTGTTGAAAAACTGGATGAACTTAATAAAATAGTAAACGACGAGGAGGCCAAAACTGTAAAAGATTGTAATAAACATATCATAGCTAAGAAATATATAGAGTTGGATGAATTAGAAGACGATAGTGGTGTAGATGTATATTTTGATAAAAAATACGACCCTACCTATTATGATATCATAAACGAATATGATAAAGAATTACAGGAACTAGGGGATGATACAGTTGACAATAAAATAGAGTTTTTATCTGAAAAACTTCAAAAAACAAATGGATTTAGTCTACAAGATTCTCTCCGCGAGGCACGTTCAATTTTACAGAAGAAACGATTAGTAGAAGATGGTGAATATGCTATTTTGGAACAACTAACAGAAAATGGAACAAATATTTACTACTATAAACGTTCGGGAAGGGTTTGGTTACCTGACGAAAATATAGATTCAAGCGTATTTACATATGATAGTAAAACATTTTGTAATTTGGATACAAATTGTGTAAATATTAATAATAATTGTGAAGATATTAGTGATGGTAAGTCTGTTATCGAGGGTAATAATATTAAAAAAATATTAGACGAATTTGACGTTAATTTTAAACAAAATATACAACAAATCAAAAAAAATATTGAGAATGAATACAAATTAGCTGTTACAAATATTAAAAAATTAACACAAATAAATGAAAATAATAGATTGTTAAATAATAATGAACAATATAATATTGGATTATCATTGGAACAATTTGAGCGCATTAAATCCCCATATGAGAAATTGCGAGATAGTATATTGGGTCAAAGTGATTTTGTTAAAAAACAAAATGATATTGCTAAGTTTGGAAGAGCGTTTACAAGGCCAGCAAATGATGGTGAAGACAAATGGTGGTTATATTGTAACGCTACTAATGTCAAAATACTTCCTATATTTATAAATAAATTAGCCAGTGCTTACATAGATGGTGATAATTACATGAGTGTTATGGATGATATATGTAGTGTGCAAGGTGAAAAAAGCGACGATGACGCATACATAGTTGATAAATACAGCGGGTATAATATAAAGGCTATTCAATTTGATGTAAGCGAAGGTTATTCTGAAGATGGTTATAAAATTAAGAGTAGAGATGTATTGGAAGAAGAATTTAATTACTCATTGACAGAAAATGGAAAAACAAAAAGGGAATTTGAATCACCAGAAACAGAGAAAATATTCAAGGTAGCTAATGCTATTGCCAAATATATTGGTGTAAATTTAGATTCACATATTGATTTCATTACAAGAAATGTTGTTTTAATGAGAGAAAAAACAATGTCATCAAAAGAAAAATATATGCAAACACAGGCAAAAAAGAAGAAGGTAATTCCATATGAAAAAGCTTACAACTCCCATCTAATAGTTATAACCTTGTCATATTTTATCATATCAATACAGACAAGCATTCCGCCTATCAAAACTAGAAAACGTTTTCCGGGTTGTATTAAATCATTTACAGGCTATCCTATGTCTGGTGAAGAAGACCTGTCAGGTATAACATATCTTGCATGTATTACAAATAAAATTAAGAGTTCAATTGAACCATGGGATGCAATTAAAAAAACAAAAATAGAAGATATAGTTACTAAAATGCAAACACTAATTAAAAAATATATCATAAATACCCAGGAAGTAAAAGATAAGATAAAAGAAAAGATATTATACAATAGTCTAAACGTAAATGAAGATGAAATCCCAGAATCATTGGATCTTCGTTTATGGAATAATTACCTTCCACAATTATATCCAACGAAAATCAAATCTTTCGAACAGGTTTCAAAGGCATTTATAGATGAATTAAAAACAAATTATAAAAAAGGTTCGAAACAACAACATGAAAAAATAAATGTCTTACGGAGCAAGATAATATACTCTACTATTAAAATACAAGAACTCGTTGAAAACATAATATCAAAGAAAAAGGGTATACTTACTAATAGTTCATTTGAACCATTTTTAGAAAATTCATGTTGTGATAGTGGTGAAATTAATACTTTGCAATATTTCATAAATGCTAATAATGAAATTGCAAAATTAAACAATGATGTTGTTCAAACACAAAATATATTAGACGACTTAGAGCGTCTTAAAAAAGCAAATACTATAATTATTAGCAAAGATACAAAAATAAAATATCCAGATTTGCCTAGTGAGTTTTCCGATGAAACAATATATATGGCTTTTATACATTATTGTAGATTTAATTCAAATATTCCATTAATGAATGAAGAAATTCGTGCCATATGCAATGAGAAACCTATATCATTTGATAACAAATTAGAAATAAAAAAACAAATCGTAAAATTAAAAGATCAAGGATATTCATATACATCCAAATCGTTGAATCAATTAATAGACTTGATTAACAAGAAAAATATGGAGACTTTACAAGTAAATAACGTTGTATTTAATAACGTAAGTACAATTGAAAGTATATTAAATTATGCTGATGAAAATAATTCAACTGTATTACCACCTATATTTATCGGTAAGTTTCAAGAGCTAATTAGTAATTATCAAGACGGTGAATTGATGGAAGATACAAAAGAGATGGAAGATATGAAGAATTATTTATATGTAGCAAATAACTCTATGAAAGATGAAATCATTAAATTTATTAATGATAAATCATTAAAAAGACCAAATAAAAAAATAATTGAGTGTATTAATACGATTACTAATTTTACTTCTACGGGAACTAATATATATATTGATGCTACTGACGAGACTACTCACAAAATGATTAATTACATTAAATTAACTATAAGGTCTATTTGTAAATTATATCCAGCTATGATTATAAATGATGTTGATTATAAAAAAGTATTTCCACCAAAACATTGGAAATTATCAAAAATTCATAAAACTGATTTTAACAAAATGATAAATAAATATTACGACCCCATTAATAGTTATAATAACGACAATGATATTAAAATAATACTGCAGGAAATATATGATTCAACAAATATAATATATGAATTATCAGAGAATACGCTTTTTAATACTCCTTATATGAAAAATAACACTATGTTTTATTCAGTGTTCGATAGAAAAATGAGCTTACTTTTATTCCAATATTATTTTTATTCAATACTGAAAGAACACATTAATTTATTGGATAATAATTCATTATTAACCGAAATCGCATTATCGAAGAAAACCAATTCATCAGAAAGAGAGATAATTCCTAACGAAGACGAGGATTTACTAGTTGAAATAGAAATCATATCCGGTGAAAAATCATCGCTGTCTGAAAAAGTTGCTTCGTTATTGAATAGCTATGCGAATATTATATGTAGCCATAAGAACGATATTAATTATAATTATGACGAAGTAATGAGCTTAGTGCATAGAGCAGGACAAAAAGAAAAGGATGGTATTACAGACTATTTTAAAAATTTAACAGAAAGTGAAAGAGAAATCCAAAATTATTTCAAAAAGCACAAATTAGAAAAATGGAGCAAGGGTCTACAAAAAGGACTACGCGTTTATCAGGAAGATACGTATGATGATGAGCGAAAACAATTAGAAGAACAAGCAATAAATGATATTAAAGTTGGAAATAATGACGCTGTGACCGATATGGTAAGAAATATATTTGATGTGGAAAATACAAATAACAGACAAGAAGTCGAATTTATAGAAAATCAGGAATATAGTTTAGAACATATTGCAGAAGACGACGACTATGGCGAATTGGATGGCGATGAAGGGTTTTAAGTATTGATATATTTTTATTTATTTGAATCAAATAAATAAAATCAAATCATATAATATATGAATCGCAATATTATACGAAGGAATATTACATCAGTTTCAATAGTAATTTTTATTATATTATACACATTAGTTTTATCATTCAAACCAGCCTTTATTTTTAAAAATGACGGTAATCTAAGAAATTTTGGAATAGGTTTTAGAGACAAAACAGTGATACCGGCGTGGTTACTTGCTATAATATTAGCTATTATCTCTTATCTAATAGTTCTATACTACATAGCATTACCCAAATTATTACGTTAAACTGTTGTTATGTTTTCATATTTATTTAATTTATATCTTATTTAAATTATAAAACAGTTTTACTTAATTCTTGTAATTTAGATTCATTGTAATTACAACCCGAATTTATAATGGAATTTGTAGCAATCGAAATAACTAATGAACCAGATAACATATACCAAAAGAATTTTGCAACCGACTCTTTTAGATATATCATATCTTTTAGACGATCTAATTTAGAAGGTTTATTATCGCCTTGGGGTGTATCATAACCATCTTGCAGTAAATCTTTCATAGAATTTATGAATTCATCAATATTTTGCATCGTAATCTCATTTATTAACAAGGATTGATTACCGTATATATAATTTATTGTTTCTCTCGCTTTTTCATTATTTGAATTATCGGGAGTTTTGAATACTTCTTTAATTTTATCTTTTACACCAAATAAAGTTGTTATTAAATAACCAAATGTATTTGAAAAAGGACTTAACCATCCTGGAAAAATTAATATCATTAAATTTAATATACCAAATATTAGGACCCATGGGACAATAGTAACATACACTGCTGTTGTATATTGGTATGTGTTATTACACATGCCAGCGGTTATATTCAAATTAAGTAAATACTGTGATAAACCCAATAACAAAAAATAACCAAAATCAAGGGCATGAGATGCTGTTTTTGATTTCTTTTGTTTTGATGGACGACCAAGCAAGTAACTTATAAAAAAGTATACAACAGTAATAATTATAAAAAATGTAAATCCAATTTGTGTATCAATACCTTCCATATAAATAATGTGGACAATATATTTTGAAATAATACTATATATATTTAATGGATAGTAACCCTATTTTATGTGAACCGGGTATTAAATATTTATTGAAAAGTTCTCTAAATGAAAGTCATAAATTTAAAGAAAAATATATTAACTTTTTTTTCAATGTTTCAATGTTAATATTTTTTATAGTAATACTTTGTTGTATACTATATTATAGATACAAAGGTAGATTAACACCAAGTGAAATAGCCATTAAACAACGAAGAGAAAAAGAGTATATTGTTTCGAAATTACAACAATTATCGGCTATTAAAACAAAAAACAATATGTTAACAGATTTGCCAACATTCGATACATTTTAAATGTTATAATAAGTATATATGAACGATAACGTTTTTAATGCTATTGATAATTATTATAAATTAAAACAAAAATATGAACAACAATTAGAAAATAAAAAAAAACCGATTCGAAATAATACAGATTTAACAAAAAAAGAAAAAAAAATAAAATTCAAACAGATTAAAATAAATTGTATAAATTGTGGGAAAAAAGGAGGTAGCGTATTTACTCAAAAAAACAATGTATTAAGTGCCGTATGTGGTAATACTACTAAACCGTGTAATTTAAATATAAACATAAATCGTGGTGATTATACTAATATATATAATACAGAAGGACTAATCCAAAAAGACATTGAAAGTATTAAAAAAAAAATAATGTTGTTAAAATTAGATTTGTTATTTAATTATGCTGATGAAAGTGTTATAATCAAAGAATTTAATATTGAAAAAAAAAATATTAGTAATCTTACACAATCTTTATTAAGTATTCGTAAACAATATTTATCTATTATTGACAATCAAGAGGACAAGCTTTTTGTTAATGATGGTAATATTAAAATACAGATTTTAAAAGAGCAATTAAAATCATTAGTTGAAAAGTATACCGATAATAACAATAATGCTTTTATTAGTGAAATAATAGAAACTTATATTCGGGATATAAGACCATTATCAAGAGAGATACAACGAAAATCATATAATCACATGGAAATATACGATAATATAAAGGAAAATAAATATGAACTATTGCAAAATAAATATAACAATGCTGATTTACATATTGCTATTAATAACACCAATGAGGCAAGAATAATTTCTAATAAACAATGATTTTAATAATTAGTATATATATATGAAAATTAAATCAATTATTAATATGCCTGTTTTTATTGCTAGTTTATGTATAGGTTTATTATTCGTATACTTATCAAATCCGCCTCCTACTGTTATATATGTTTATCCAACACCGGATAATATAGATAAGGTTGAATATAAAGATAAGGCTAGTAATTGCTTCAAATTTGTTTCGGAAGAAGTTTCTTGTCTAGGTGAAAACATCAAAAGTATTCCTATTCAAAAATAATACAATATTTATATATAATATATGTTTAAGAATATCCTCACAATAGTAAATACTAAATATGGTAAAATTATTATTTCTATTATTCTAGGAATAGGATTAGCTAGTATATTTAGAAAATCTTGTGATTCGCGTAATTGTATTATATTTAACGCGCCTTCATTTGAGGAAGTAAATAAAAATATATATAAACACGACAATAAATGTTTCAAGTATAAAGAAGAAAATGTAATGTGCAATAATCAAAAAAAACAAGTTGTGATTGCGTAAAAAATTTAATATATTTAATCACTTAACTATATTAAATATGGCTACTACAAATTTAGATGATTTACCAGTTTCGGGCGAAGGCAATTCTAACGTAAGTTTGCAAATTACAGAACAAAATAAAGTGGTTGATAATTCAGTTAGCAAACTTCAAGAACAAAGAAATAATGAATTAAATAATGTAATGCCTCAACAAGGACCGCCTCAACAAGGACCGCCTCAACAAGGAGCGCCTCAACAAGGAGCGCCTCAACAAGGAGCACCTCAAAATAATGAATCTATGGATGTTAATAGTTTTATAACAGGAATACAAAATGCAGCCGCAAATGGTGGTTTACAATTACCTTCAAGAGACATTCCACAGTCACAAACACATCTTACACAAGATGCGGCATTAAAACCAAATTATATTCCTGATAATAATAACACTGATTACATAGAAAATAGCTATAATCATAATCAGATTGTAGACGAACACAAAAGAAAAGAAGTAAATAATAATAATTTAGATTCGTTATATGACGATATTCACATTCCTATTATTTTAGCAGTAATTTACTTTGTTTTTCAATTACCGATTATAAAAAAAAATACATTGAAATATATTCCTTCTCTCTTTTCAAAAGATGGGAATTATAATTTTGTAGGTTATATTATAACTAGCATGGCTTTTGCTAGCACATACTATTTTATAATTAAAAGTTTAGAATACTTAACTATTTAATTTAACTATTTAATTTAACTATTTAATTTAACTATTTAATTTAACTATTTAATTTAACTATTTAATTTAATTATATTAACATTACTTTGTTGCGCAAAATAGTTTATCAATTCATCATTATTATAATTATTGCTATATTTAATTTCACTAATACCGGATGCACATAATATTTTCATACAATTAATGCATGGATAGTGTGTTATGTATGCAGTTGCACCAGCACAACTGACACCTCTTTTAGCACAGTCGGCTATTGCATTTTGTTCTGCATGAACAGTCGCCATTTCGTGTCCATCGCGTAATTTTTGTTCGTGTTTGGAACCAGGTAAATAACCATTATAACCTTGTGCTATTATTCTATTATCATTTACCAATATACATCCTACTTGCAATCTCTGACAAGGAGAACGTTGTGCTGTTAGATGAGTAAGATTGCTAAAATATTCTTCCCACGATGGTCTTTTATTCATTATACTAGTTATTTAACATTATACGTTGATATATTTTTAAATATTTATTTATTATTTATATGGCAAATGAGTTATTGAATATTTATATTAAAACTCTAATTAATAATGTAAATATTGAAAATATTCCAAAAGATATAGATATTATATTTGATGGTGGTGCGTTTAACGGTGGAATGGGATTTGGTATAGCAGTATATTTGAAGGAATTGGAAATAACACACAATATTAAAGTTAGACGCGTCTCTGGATGTAGTATTGGGTCAATAATCGCATTATCATACTTAATAGATTTAAAATATGATATTAATGATGTATTTATTTCTACTTGCAAGAACTTTAAAAAAACCTTTAATCTTTCTGTATTTAAAACTCATGTTAAAAAAATTATTTATGATAATCTAACAGACGATTTATCTTCAATTAATAATAAATTATATATTACGTATTATGATGCTATCAATTATGAACATATTATGGTTTGTGAATATGAAAATAGAGAGCATTTACTAGAATGTCTAATGAGATCGTGTCATATTCCATATATTACTAGCACTGTTTTTAAATATGACAATAAATATATCGATGGTGTAGCACCATATATTTTTAGAGACGGAGAAAGAGATGTCTTGTTTATCAATATGGTAACATATAAAAATTATAGACGTACTTTAAATATTAAAAATGAAGAGCATATAAATGAACGAATGATAATTGGTGTTAACGATATAAATAATTTTTTTACTATGGGGAAATCTGATATGTGTAGTTATTATGAAAATTGGTCTTATATTTCTATTTTAATATTAAGATTACGTTTATTAATAGTATTTATTATTTTATGGATAGTAGACATATTGATTTATATAAAGTGTTCATTGCCTAATAATTTAATTGAACATTCAATAATGAAAAACTTATATTCAGTGTCTAGTGAACTATATTCTGATTTCATGTATAAAATAATTAATTAATATTTTAAGATAATTAATTATTAATATAATCATTAAATACTTTTTCAGTATAATATGGTTGTAAAGGGTCAAATGGATAACAATAACATTGATTATCGTGTTTATATGTTCCTAATTGACCATTGACACAGTTACAATAGCTGTCGGATATAACGGATTGTACTGGTGTTTGTATGCAAAAATCTTTTGGATATCCTTGATTTAAACAATCGGTAAATGATTGATAACCTTCGACTATTTGTTTATTATAAATGTTGTATGTATTATAAGCCATAACAAAAAATATAATTAATATTAATAATCTCTCTATATTCATTATATAATTATAGTCCTAGATTTTTTTTAATTTTGTTGAAAGTTGATTTTTTTGTTTTGTTCGTTTTACTTGTTTTCCTTTTGGTTTGCTTTGTTTTGGTTTTCGATTTTTGGTCTTTTTTTTCATTTGGTGTATATCTCAAAAAATACTCTTCGTATTCTTTGCTATTTCTCTTATTTTTTAATTCTTGAAATTTAATACCTTTATTAGCTCGTATATCTTCCATTGTATCTTGTTTTCCGTAACAATTAATACTAAATCGTTTTAATAAACCTTTCTGTTTTAATCTATTTTGTGATTGAACAACAAATAAATATTGAGACATACAAATTAATCTGTCTTTATCTAAATATGGTCTATTTGCATATAGAAATGCTAAATAAAAACTCAACATAGTATCAATAGACGCAACCTTAACACTTTTGTTACTCACTTTAATTGTATTATAACTATGGCATGCTAATGGTTTATATATAACACACAGTGTGTCTTTGTCTACTATAATTTCATAATGTTCTGCTATTAATTCTCCGATTGGCTTACGCTTAACTATCTTAATTTTATTATATCCTATTTCATTTAATTTTTCTTTAATTAATATGGTCGATGTTTCCGGGTCTTCTGACAAAACATCGAAATCGGGTATGTTTTGTATTTGTCGTCTCTGTTTGTAAGGCATATATTTACCATATAATGTACTTGCATATCCGCCAAAAAAAACCAATCCTTGATCAATAATAGAGTCTCTTAGTGTGTAGTATAATTTTTGTTCTTCAGACGTGTCACCTTCAAAATCGCGTTGAAAATTCAATAAATCACACCGTTCGTTATTTAATGGATAATTTTTATTTAATAAAATTAAACGCTTCAATACCTTTTCCCATCTACTAACATCACCTGCGGGTCGCGATAGTTCTAAATACATTCCCATTCTTAAGAAATTAGGAGGCGAATATAAAATACCATTTACCTTGATAGCCTCTTTATTGAGAGATTTGAAAATTTCATTATCCAATAAAGTTATATCTGCTACAGGTATAAAATTAACAAATACCTTATATGTTCCAGCGTGAACACCAGATTTAGCCTCTACATCACTATAACCCGCTTTAACATATATATTAGCCAACTCCTTTGCGTCTTTAACAGGGTCGGTTGAGAAAAAATCATAATCTGGTATATCTACATCCTTGTTATAAAATTGGTCCTCGACAGGCAATATATTATTAATAGCTGTACCACCATAACAAATTAATTTATTATTTCTTATAAAATTTTCGACTATTAAATTAATATCTTTTATAAAATCAGATTGTGCCATTTTTGTACTAACACGCGTTTCTGCGTCATCAACAGCTTTTCTCAATATTTCTAATTCTTTATCTTCAAATGATAAATTCGAGGACATATATATTTCTATTATAAAAATATTTTTATATAAAATTGTTTCCTGATGATTGAAAATTATTTCTAGCTTCATTGAGCTCGCCGGCAGTTTGTGCATCTAAATTAATTACAACAGTAGGGTTATTGGAACGCAATGGTTTTGGTTTCAATACGAATGACCCACCCTTGCTATTAAAATCATTATGATATTGTTGTAAAAATGAATCATTATATTGAAAACATTGTCCAATAAACTGAAAACCATAACCACTAATACCAGCAGGGTCCTGTTGTTTGCCTCTATGTGATAATTCTTTCCAATCTACGTTAGTAGGAGTATTTCCTTTATTTGGTAATACAATTGACATACGTTCCTTATTGTAATTTTTGATATTTTCCATATCACCGGCTAATCGAGCTCCATCCTGTCTATAAAATCGCATATTTTCAGTTCCGCTAATTACATTTATATACTCATATAATTTAGAATCTTCAACATTTATTGCGGTGTTATTATTATCGTTTACTTTGTTAACAATTAAAACTATTTTACCTAATAAATCTTTAATCTTTGTATTACCTAAGTCCTTTCCATTATACTCATAACTATATTGACGTGTCAATATTTTCTCAGAAAAACTATTATATAATGTATCCGCCATACTATCAAATACTCGTGTATTCGACGTTTTTATTCTAAAGTGTAAAATCATTGGATCGCCTGCAACACCACTGGCCCCATCAGTACTACCATTAAATGCCATTGCTCTTATTTTTTCCATTACAGAATCAAATGATAAATAGTTGTATGTTTCTTTAATATTGTGGTCATTTACAGACGATAATGCTATAATTGGTTTATTATCAAATGAATATACTTCGAAATCTAAACATCTAGCTCCTAATTTTATACAGTTTTCTAGAGCACACATATCAACAAAATCGTGTGAATATGACCCACTAGCACAACAATTATATGCCGTTTTAATATAAAAATCGCGTAGGCGATAATCACCTACCTTTTTACGTTTATCTTTTCCCGTAGTTAAATCTTGTTCATCACCATAATCAGTCATATTTTCATAATCGTCCATTTCATTATCTTTTGTTTCTTTCAATGACTTCAAATCATTTGCATAATTAATATCATAATTTTTATTAATTGTAGAACAATTTGCACCTCTTAGTGTAATTTTTGTATATGACCAAATAAATAATAGAAATATTAACATAATTCCAACTACAAAAACCCCTATTTGAACTAATTTTGCTTTTTGTAAATCTTGATACTTTCTTAAATTAGTAATGCTACTCTTTATCCTATCTTCAATATTTTTGGAAAAAAATCCACCCATACTGTTTATTATATTATATTATTATTTAATTAAAATAATAGAGTTAAATAATAATATAAATATTATATATTATGCCTGGTGGACTTATGAATCTTGTTGCCGAAGGTAATCAAAATATAATATTAACTGGTAATCCTAGTAAAAGTTTTTTTAAGTGTACATATGCTAAATATACAAATTTTGGATTACAAAAGTTTCGCGTAGATTATGACGGATTAAGGACCTTACATCCAACAACATCGTCAAATTTTAAATTTAAAATGCCTAGAACAGGAGGCGATTTGATAATGGATACATATCTAGTTGTAAATTTACCTACAATATGGAGTCCTATTATTCCACCTGATATAATTAATGAAGAGCCTGCCACTTCTAATAATTTAAATAAATGGCGTCCGTATGAATTTAAATGGATAAAAAATATTGGTTCTCAAATGATAGAGCGTGTTCGTTTTACTATTGGTGGACAGGTAATTCAAGAATTTACGGGACAATATTTGTATAATATGGTTGAACGGGATTTTGAAGCGTCCAAAAAGGATTTATATGATAAGATGACTGGCCATGTTCCTGAATTAAATGACCCAGCCAATGCTTACGATAGATTAAATGTATATCCTAATGCGTATTATACCGAAAGTAATACTGGTCCGGAACCTTCGATTCGCTCGCGGTCATTGTATA